TGAAGATTTGCTTGTGCTTAAAAACAACAAGGGTACAGAAGACAACAGAGTCAGACACATGGATTATGGTGTACAGTTTAACAAACTTATGTACGAACGTTTGATGAGTGGTGGTGACATCACACTGTTCTCTCCAAATGATGTACCTGGATTGTATGATGCTTTCTTTCAAGATCAGGACAAGTTTAGAGAACTCTACGAAGCCGCTGAACGTAAAACAAGCATACGTAAAAAGAAAATCAGTGCCACAGAACTTTTTAGTGCGTTTATGCAAGAACGTAAAGACACAGGCAGAATATATTTACAGAATGTGGACCATGCAAACGAACATAGTAGTTTTAAAACAGATGTAGCACCAATTAAGCAAAGCAACTTGTGTTGCGAAATTGACTTGCCGACTAAAGCATTGAATGATGTAAATGATCCAGAAGGTGAAATTGCCTTATGTACATTAAGTGCAATCAACTGGGGCAGTTTTACAAATCCAGAGGACATGGAAAAGGCATGTACTCTTGCAGTGCGTGGACTTGATGCGTTATTAAGTTATCAAAACTATCCAATCATTGCCGCACAGATGGCAACAGAAGGTAGACGTCCGCTTGGTGTTGGTATTATTAATCTTGCATACTTTCTTGCAAAAAATGATGTCAGTTATAGTGATCCAGATGCACTTAAACTTGTTGACACTTGGGCACAACACTGGAGTTATTACTTGATTAAAGCCAGTGCTGATCTTGCAATTGAATTTGGAGCATGTCCAAAGAATAACGAAACAAAGTACTCAGATGGCGTGTTGCCAGTAGACACATATAAAAAGGATGTTGATGAATTAGTAGTACATGTAGATGCAGTTGACTGGACAGGTTTGAGAAAACAACTTAGAGAAACTGGAATACGTAATTCAACACTGATGGCACTTATGCCTGCTGAAACATCAGCACAGATTAGTAACAGTACAAATGGTATTGAACCACCAAGAGCATTTGTAAGTATCAAGCAAAGCAAAGATGGTGTACTTAAACAGGTTGTGCCAGGGTTTGCACGTTACAAAAACAAATACGAACTATTATGGGATCAAAAGTCTCCTGAGGGTTATTTAAAAATAATGGCAGTATTACAAAAGTATATCGATCAAGGTATTAGTGTAAACACATCTTACAACCCTGTACATTATGAAGATGAAAAGATTCCAATGAGTACAATGTTACAACATTTATTACTATGTTATAAATATGGACACAAACAACTCTATTACTTCAACACATTTGACGGTGCAGGAGAAATAGACATAGACAAAATGAACGAAACACAACAACAAGATATTACTATCGAAGAGCCAATGTACGAAGAAGCCTGCGATAGTTGCACAATATAGGAACGACAATGAGTGTATTGAATACAGCCAATAGAGACCATACGACCAGTCTTGCATTTTTAGATCCGGCAGGAGGAGTCGGCATACAACGTTATGATACATTGAAGTACAGACAGTTTGATAAACTTACTGACAAGCAGTTAGGATTCTTTTGGAGACCTGAAGAAGTAGATGTACTGCGTGATGCAAAAGACTTTAAAGAGCTTACTGCTAATGAAAAGCATATTTTTACTAGCAATCTCAAAAGACAAATACTTTTGGATAGTGTGCAAGGTAGAGCACCAATTGAGGCATTTGGTCCTATTGTGAGTTTGCCTGAGTTGGAAAACTGGATTATCACTTGGACGTTTAGTGAAACAATACATTCAAAAAGTTATACACACATCATTCGTAATGTATATGCAAACCCAAGCAAGGTGTTTGATGAGATGATGGACATACAGGAGATTATTGACTGTGGAGAAGACATCACTGCATACTATGATGATTTAGTAGAAACTTGCAGTTACTACAACCTACTAGGTGAAGGTACACACACTGTAAACGGTAAGAAAGTTAAAATTGATCTATACGAACTTAAAAAGAAACTGTGGATCTGTTTGGCCAGTGTTAACATTTTAGAAGGTGTGCGTTTTTATGTATCCTTTGCTTGTAGTTGGGCATTTGCAGAATTAAAGAAAATGGAAGGCAATGCTAAAATTATAAAGTTTATCGCACGTGACGAAAACGTACACTTGGCAAGTACACAACAACTACTCAAATTATTACCAAAAGATGATCCTGATTTTGTAAAAATTGCAAAAGAGTGTGAACCAACAGTGATAAAAATGTTTGAAGATGCAGTTGATCAAGAATGTGCATGGGCAGATTATCTGTTTCGAGACGGTTCAATGATTGGACTTAATGCACAGTTACTTAAAGAATATGTACAATGGATTGCACACAAACGCATGACTGCGGTAGGAGTACCGAGCAGTTATAAAGGTGCAAGCAACCCACTACCATGGACACAGAAATGGATCGCTGGTGGCGATGTACAGGTTGCTCCGCAGGAAACAGAAATAACCAGTTATGTAAATGGCGGAACAAAACAAGACGTTGATAACAATACATTTAAGGGGTTTAGTTTATGAGTGTAACTGTGTATACAAAAGACTTGTGTGGCTATTGTGATGCGGCTAAAAGTCTTCTAAAAAGAATGAATGTTAGATTTGACGAAGCAAAAATTGGAACTGACATAACCAGAGAAGAGCTTCTTGAAATTGTTCCAAATGCACGTACTGCTCCGCAGATTGTAATAAACAATAAGATTGTCGGTGGATACGATGATTTAGTTGATTATATTGAAAATACAGGGTGGAATGGTTCTGGCTACTAAGTAGTTGCATGGATTATAATATATGGAATAAATGGGATACCCTTCAAACAGTGATGCTTGGTGAATGCTACTCTCCAGAATTCTTTCGCGATATAAAAAATAATAAAGTTCGATCTGCACTACAACGCATTGCTGACGAAACACAAGAAGACCTTGAAGGGTATCAAAGGATCTTAAAAGACTTTGGTTGTACTGTTTTGCGTCCGAAACTTGATTCCAATGATAGTATAATGAATTATACTGATAACGGAAAATTAACATCAATACCACGTAGTCCGTTACAACCAAGAGATTGTCAGTTAGTAATTGGAAATAGTTTGTTTTATACTGGCAACGATCATCCAGGAATAAAACAATCACTCGATGATTATAGTAAAAATTTCAAAAATATAAATGCCCCACTGAGCGAAATATCTTTCAACGGACACAAAGGAGAAGGTGCTCCTGATTGGCCATCGTATACAGATTATGTACAAAGATTTGTCAACAAACAACCACTAAGTGATAAACCTGATATACACAGTGAACTTGTAAATATACATAATGAAGAACCACCTATGCACTTCGCTATGCCTGCTCCATCGATTACTGTAGTTGGAAGAGATATATACATTGATGTCTGGGGTGAAATGTCTCCTATGTTGATTGACTATTATTGTAAAGAGTTTGCAAAAATGTTTACAAATTTTAAAATCAATGTACTAAACATTGGTGGACATAACGATAGTTGTTTTCATACAATCAAACTTGGTGCAATATTAAGTCTTAAAGAAATACAAACTTACGAAAATACATTTCCTGGTTGGGACGTATGTTATCTACCTGACCAAAGTTGGCGCAAAGTTCATCCATTTCTTGAAATGAAAAAGAAAAATCAAGGAAAGTGGTGGGTGCCAGGCGAAGAAAACAATGAAGAGTTTACAAACTTTGTAGAAACATGGCTACAAGATTGGGTAGGTTATGTGGAAGAGACTGTATTTGATATAAATGTGCTTGTACTTGATGAACATTATGTTTGTGTAAGTCAACCAGATAATGAAATTGTAAATGCTTTCCTCAAAAAACACAATATGGAACCTGTGTATGTTCCATGGCGTCATAGATACTTTTGGGACGGTGGATTACATTGCATAACACTTGACCTAAAACGTGAAGGCATACAAAAGGACTACTTTCCAAATCGGCAAACTAGAGTAATAGACAAAGGATTTTAAATGTTAGAACCAAACAAAACTTACTCATTACGACTTAGCGATAGCAGTGAAATTATCTGCAAGATTGTCAGTTCAGATAGTAAAGAAACAATAATATCTCGCCCATTTAGTTTAATACCAACACAACAAGGTGTACAACTCTTGCCTGCAATGATGAGTGCAGATGAGACAAAAAATATTACTATAAATACAAATAATATTACAATGTACACTGAGACACATAAGGATATAGTTGCAAGTTATATTCAAGCAAGTACAGGCATTGTAACACCACAAAAAGGTATACTAAAAGGATAAAAATGCCAGGAGCAGTAAGAATAGGCGATGTTAATTCAGCAGGCGGTGCCGCAACAGGTGCCGGCGCTGTTAGTGTATTCATTAACGGTAGAGCGGCATGTCTAGTAGGAACTTCTGTAACTCCCCATCCTTGTTGTGGAGCACCAGGTTGTAGTGCTCATTGTAATGCAAAAACTACCAAAGGATCCAACAGTGTACTTGCTACTGGCAAACCAATTAACTACGTAGGCTCTCCTGATACTTGTGGACACACAAGACAAAATGGAAGCACTGACGTTATGATACCGGCAGGTTAAGATGTCCTGTGGTGGTTCAATAACAGGCCCAGTTTTAACAGCTGGTGCAGGCATGGTTGCAGAAGTTGGCGGAAATCCAATCGAATCAACAACAGGTGTTCCTAACAATATTACAGATCCAGAAACTGGTTTAACTGGTGATTCGTCAATGGCTGCTTTGACAACCAATCAAGCAGAATATCAATCACTGAGTGCTCCAACAAAATTAACAGGTACACTTACTAAAGTTAGCTCACTCCCTGCAAGTTATCAAAACACATTCTCTAACATGGCCAGCGGTCTTGGTGATAACGTGTTCTCTGGAGGCTTTGATGTTTTCAGTGGAGATGCACTTACTGCAATAGCTCCAAGTGGACTCACAAACGTTTTACCAGCAGGACTTGCTGAATCAGCCAAGGTAATGGGCGGAAGTGTAGTTGGTAATGAAATAGTAGGAAGTGCTAAAAAGTTTGGCAGTGTTCTAGGAAGTGCAGATGGATTTGTAGGCAGTGCAAATCAAATGATATCAGCCGCAACTAACAGTGCAAACAGTTTTGCCGGCGGAACATTCCCAGGCATGGATGGCATAATGAGTGGCAACCTAACTGGCATTACAAATGCGTTGCCTGATTTCGGTGCTGACCTTGGAAGTCTTGGAAGCACAGTTGATT